CTTTGGAATAGAAACCGAAGATGATCAAGTTACTCCTATTTATGTCGTGTATGAAATGAGAAGCGAAAGCGGTAGTGGATTTAGTTTTAAAGTCGAGGGTAACAAATTTGTAAATAAAATATGATATCTCAAAAACAACTACTTTGCACATTTGCAAATAGCTTAAATTATACTGAAACAATTAAAGAGATAACTCAACAATATACATTGATCGATAATAAGATTTTTATATTTGCAAATGAGAATAATCTTCGGGAATTGTACTTAACGTTTAATGTGGAAAAAACCGAACGTAATAATCGTTACAAAGGCACTATAAGTATTCATCGTAAGAAACAAACAAATACACTATATACGCTCAACGCAATGAATAAGTTGATTGCTGACGAAAACAATGGTGTATTTGATAAGAACTTCCAATTAAATTGGGAACTATATAAAAACAGTATTATACTAACCAACGAAATTGGTGTAAAAATAGTTCCATTAAAATTGTTTTCTATCCAAGAAATTTGATATATATTTTAGACTTGATTTCAATCTATACATAGTGTAGACTGATTTTAGGTTGGTTATATGACGGGTCGAGTGATCCGTTGAAGTAATTAACTAATTAACAATTAAACATTAAATAATTATGGCATTAGATCTAAGTAAACTAAAGAGTCGTTTGAACTCCCTTTCAAACACAAATCAAAAATCCAACTTGATTTGGAAACCAAAGCCAGGTAAACAAGTAGTTCGTATCGTACCATATAAGTACGTACCTGAGAATCCGTTTATCGAACTAAAGTTTCATTACAACATCAATAACAAGACTTATCTATCTCCTGATAGTTTTGGTCGTCCAGATCCAATCGTTGAATTTGCTAACCGTCTGAAGAAGACTGGTTCAAAGGAAGATTGGCAGATGGGTCGTAAGATGGAACCAAAGATGCGTACTTTCGTACCAGTCATTGTTCGTGGTGAAGAAGGAGAAGGTGTCAAGTTCTGGGGATTTGGAAAGCAAGTTTATCAAGAACTTCTTTCAATCATCAGTGATCCTGATTTCGGTGATATTACCGATCTAACCAATGGTCGTGATATCGTTGTAGAATTCAAGACAGCTGAAGGCGGAGCTAGTTTCCCAGAAACCAGCATTCGTGTTAAACCAAACGTAAGTGTCGCCGTAGATCCAAAGAATACCCAACTCTTGGATGCTCTAAAGGCACAAGTAAACATCTTGGATTTGTTTGAAGAACTATCCTATGATGACTTGAAGGAAGTTATGGATAAGTGGTTGAATCCAGAATCAGCCGCAACCGAAGTTGCAGCTGAACCTACTCCTAGTGGAGATGATGATGAAGCTCCGTTTTCAACATCACCAGCAGTAACCGCAACTGCTACAGCTAAGGCACCAGCTTCACCAACTGCTGCCAAAGCAAAGGGTAAAGACAGTGTAGAACAAGCATTTGATGACTTGTTTAACTCCTAAAAAATAAAAATAAGCCGGTGGAGTTTTTATACCCCACCGGCTTTCTAGTTATATACGTTATGGCAAAGAAAAGTGTTACAAAAGATACGACGGGTCAACGTGACGAATTAATCGAAATGTTGGCGAATGAGCTTAACAAAGCAAATAAAGACGGTGGTAAAATCGCACATTTCCTAGATGAACAAGACAATCCTTCAGAAATTACTGATTGGATTAGTACAGGTTCTTCTATTTTGGATTTAGCGATTAGCAATCGTCCACACGGAGGACTACCAGTTGGCAAGATGGTTGAATTTAATGGTCTTGAAGGTACTGGTAAGAGTCTATTGTCAGCACACGTTGTGGCTGATACACAGAAGAAGGGCGGAGTTGCTGTAGTAATTGATACTGAAAACGCAGCTGCACCTGAGTTCTGGAAGAGTCTTGGTGTAGATCTGTCTAAGTTACTATATGTTCAATGTGAAACCGTTGAAGATATTTTTGCTCAGATGGAACGAATGATCGCAATTGTTCGTAAGAGCAACAAAGATCGTATTCTTACAATCATTGTAGATTCTGTAGCAGCAGCATCTACCAAAGTAGAACTTGAAAGTGATCATGGCAAAGATGGTTATGCTACTGGCAAGTCTATTATTATCAGCAAAGCAATGCGTAAGATTACTACTATGATTGGTCGTCAGAAAGTACTTACTGTGTTTACCAATCAACTACGTCAGAATCTAAATGCTATGGCATTTGGTGACAAGTATGTAGTTAGTGGTGGTAAAGCACTTGCTTATCATTGTAGTGTTCGTGTTCGTTTGAATAATACTGGTAAACTCAAAAGAGGTGAAGAGATTATTGGAAACGAATGTAAAGCGGTGGTTGTAAAGAATCGTATGGGACCACCACAACGTCAAGCTAGTTTCGATATTTACTTTGATAGTGGAATTGCAGATTATGGTTCTTGGATCAAAGTATTGAAAGAAAACAACTTGGTAAAACAAGGCGGTGCTTATTACACATATAAGAAGAACGACGGTAGTGAATGGAAGTTCCAATCCAAGGACTTTGTGAGTGTAATGCAGACTGACAAAGAATTGAGTGAAGAAGTTTACTTGAAGATTTGTGATGCTGTAATCATGAAGTATAAAGATCCTAATAGTCAAATTATTGAGGATGCTGTTATAGACACAGAAGAAACTGCAGGCAACGAAGAATAACACATGAGTGGATTCAGTTCATCTGAAAAGAAAAAACTGTTCTCCTTGTTTGAAAACATCAAGGAGGGTGTTGGAAATGATGGTCTACAAAAGAACACCAATTCTGACATTCTCCTTGTGGATGGCCTTAATACTTACATTCGTAGTTTTATGGCCATTCCTTCACTCAATGAAGATGGATTGCATACTGGCGGTATTGCTGGTTTCTTGAAGAGCATTGGATATGCAATTAAGTTACTTTCTCCTACCCGAGTTATTATTGTATTTGATGGCAAAGGTGGTAGTCAGAAACGTAGAAAGATTTATCCAGATTATAAAAACGGTAGAAAGACTGATATTAGACTTAACCGTAATTATGAAGAACTATCTTCTTCACAGATTGAGTCTGTTAACTTTAAAAAGGAATTGATTCGTACTGTAAACTATTTAGATACATTGCCTGTAACGGTTATGGCAATTGATCAAATAGAAGCAGATGATACAATTGCTTATCTAGCAAAAGAAACTTTCAAGGACAGTAATGTAACAATTATGTCCACAGACAAAGATTTCCTTCAGTTGGCAAGCGATAAGATCAAAATCTGGAGTCCAACAAAAAAGAAAGTTTTTGGGTGTAAAGAAATATTAGATGAATATGGCATTACTTGTAATAACTTTATTTTTTATAGGGTTATGGAAGGTGATGTAAGTGATAACATTCCTGGTTTGGATGGTGTTGGTTTAAAGAGAGTTGTGAAAGCATTTCCTTTTCTTGCTAACGAAGATCAGGCATGTTTACAACAAATTTATAATTATTCCGAGAATCATAAAAGCAAATACAAGATTTATGAAACTGTATTGGATAATAAATTATTGCTTGGACGTAATTATGAATTAATGCAGTTACATAATACACAAATTCAATCTTTTACACAGCTTCGTGTAGAAGAGATTATCAATACTCCTGTCAAAAAGATTGATAAGATTAGCTTCTCCAAGCTAATTACAGAAGATAAAATGTGGAACAACATTCCAAATTACCATATCTGGTTACAGGAATGCTTTGGCAAACTAAATTCGTTTGTAGAATAAAAAAATGTCGGTAAATAAAAGTTGAGTAACACTAAATTCAGTGGTATAGTTGTTTTATGGAAAATAAAAAAGTAATTGATTCGTTAATTAAATATGGTCGGGATTTTCAACTCAAGTGCATTTCATGCCTTATATCAGATCGTTCGTTTATCGAACGTATTAACGATATTATTGAGGTAGACTTCTTTGAAAGCGATGCTAATAAGTGGATTCTAAAAGAGAGTCTAGCATACTTCAACGAGTATAAAGATCTACCAACATTAACGGTATTCAAAATTAAAATTGACAGTGTATCTGACGATGTTCTAAAAAAGAGTATCGTAGATAACCTAAAACTTATTTACCAAAAGGTAAATGATAACGATCTAAAGTTCGTAAAGGAACAGTTCCTAGAGTTCTGTAAGAATCAAAAGCTAAAGAATGCTATTATTGAAAGTGCGGATCTACTTGAAATTGGTCAGTATGACAAGATTAAACATGTTGTAGATCAAGCAATGAAAGCCGGTATGGAACGTAATATCGGTCATGATTATACTGAAGACGTTGAAAAACGTATGAGTGTAATGAGTCGTAATTGTGTTAAGACCAATTGGACTGAAATTGATACAATTATGGATGGTGGATTGGCAGCCGGTGAACTAGGTATTATTACAGCTTGTGCTGGTAGTGGTAAGAGTTGGGTACTATCCAAGTTGGGTGCTGAAGCAATGAAGCAAGGTAAGAACGTAGTTCATTTTACTCTTGAGTTGAATGAAAACTATGTGGGTCTTCGATATGATGCTTGTTTTACTGGAATTGATTTCCAAAACATTCGCAACAACGTAGACATCGTAAAGCAGAAGATTGCTGATGTGCCTGGTAAGTTGAAGATCAAGTACTTCCCAATTAAAACTGTAAGTGCTTATAGCCTTAAGGCTCATTGTGAACGATTGGCAGTACTAGGTACCAAAGTCGATATGATTATTGTTGACTATGCAGATATTCTACGTCCATCGCAGAGTGAACGTAATAGTAACAGTTATAGTGAAGCTGGAGGTATTTATGAAGAGCTTCGTGGTGTAGCTGGTGAATTACAAGTTCCTATTTGGAGTGCTTCACAGAGTAATCGTGCTGCTATGGATGAAGATATTATTCAGGCTAACAACATCGCTGATAGTTATCGTAAAATTATGACTGCTGACTTCGTTATGAGTCTAAGTCGTAAAGTTAACGATAAACAAGCGAACACTGCACGATTCCACGTAATTAAGAATCGTTTCGGACCAGATGGTTTGACATTCCCAAGTAAGATGAACGCTGGTTGTGGTCATATTGAGATTTATGGGGAGAATAGCCGTGAGGGTATGAGTATCTTGAATGAAATGATGGATGGTGAAAATCAAGTCAAAAAGGCTCTAAAATCCAAGTGGAACGTTCATAACAACGATGACGAAGAATAATTTATAGTATGTAACACACAAAAAGCGTACAAATAAATTATTAAAAAAGTTATAATCTAAACACAAAATGAACTATCCTAAAGATAGTTATTTTTTACCCATATGAATAAAGAAATTTTTATAAAGAAACGAAATGGTAACACTGAAAAGTTCAACGCAGACAAAATCAATAAGATTTTACAATGGGCTACAGAAGACATAAAAGGTGTTGGTTTTGAAGAAGTAGCAATGAATGCACATTTGTCATTCTTTGATGGAATGACATCCAAAGACATTCACGCAATGTTAATTGAAGCTTCTGCAAATCTTATTACAGAAGATAAACCAAATTATCAATTTGTAGCATCACGTTTGTTGAATTATCAACTACGTAAGAATGTTTGGGGAGGCAAGAATCCTCCTAAACTATATGATCTAGTTAAAACTAATATCGATGCATTGGTCTATGACTCATCTATTCTCGATTGGTATAGTAAACAAGAGTTTGATAAGCTGGATGAATATCTAAAGCATGACCGTGATTTTAATTTCACGTATGCTGGTATCAAACAGTTGTGTGATAAGTACTTGGTACAAAACAGAGTTACCAAAGTAATTTATGAAACTCCACAGTTTGCTTATATGCTTATTGCAATGACATTCTTTAAGGACTATAAAGAAAATAGAATTGAGTATGTAAAGAAAGCATATAACTACTTTAGTAAACATAAGATTAACCTACCTACGCCAATTATGGCGGGTGTAAGAACTCCTATGAAGAGTTATGCTAGTTGTTCTCTGTTCACTGTAGATGATGATCTTCGTAGTATTTTCAGCAACAATAGTGCTGTTGGATTTGCTACAGCTAGTCGTTATGGTATCGGATTGAATCTATCAAGACTACGTGCTACTAATGCTCCTATTCGCAATGGCGAAGTTGTGCACACAGGACCAATTCCATTTGCTAAAGCATTTGAATCTACTGTAAAGAGTTGTCACCAAAATGGTATTCGTGGTGGTAGTGCAACTGTAAACTTTGCTTGGTTTCATTATGATATTCTAGATATTCTTGTATTGAAGAACAATCAAGGTACTGATGATAACCGAGTTCGTAAGTTGGATTATTGCGTTGGTTTGGATAAGCTAATCTTTGAACGTTTCTTGAAGAATCAAGATGTAACACTATTCAGTTATCATGAATGTCCTTCACTATGGAATACTTTTGGTATGGAAGGATTCAAAGAAAAGTACGAAAAGGCAGAAGCTAACAAGAACATTAAGTTCAAGAAGAAAGTACCTGCCCGTGAATTGATGGGTCTTTTGGCTAAAGAACGTCTTGAAACTGGTCGTATTTATACAATGTTCGTTGATCACGCAAATGAACACGGTAGTTGGTTGGATCAAGTGGATACAAGCAATTTATGTCTTGAAGTCAATCACCCATTGATTCCTATTTATGATGTTAATGATCCAAATGGAGAAATTGGCGTTTGTGTATTGGCAGCATTGAATTGGTTGGAAATTAAAGACGATACTGAAATGGAAAATGTTTGTGATATCATTGTCAGAATGTTGGATGCTTTGATTGATCATCAAGAATATTTCGTGCCAGGCGCAAAAAACTTTGCTACCAAACGTCGTAGTCTAGGTGTAGGTGTGAGTAACTTGGCGGCTCTATTAGCTAAAGAAGGATTAAAGTATTGGGATGCCAAAGCTCCAAACTTTGTAGCTCAATGGATGGAAAAGACAAGTTATTATCTAATCAAGGCCAGTGTTGAAATGGCAAAAGAGTTGGGTAAGTGTGAGAAGTTTGATCGTACTAAATTTAGTCAAGGCATTCTTCCAATTGATACTTATAAGAGGGACGTTGATGAATTTATTACTGAACCTTTACATATGGATTGGGAAGCTCTAAGAGAAGAAATCAAGAAGTATGGTATGAGACACAGTACACTTACTGCTTGTATGCCTGTAGAATCAAGTAGTGTAATTCAAAGTAGCACCAATGGTATTGAACCACCTCGTAGTGCTATTAGTTTCAAAGGAAGCAAGAGTAACATTTTGCCTGTGGTGGTTCCAAATATTGATAAGTACAAGGATAATTATACCTTTGCTTTTGATATGCCAAGTAATGAGGGATATTTAAAGGTAGCTGCTGCTATTCAGAAATTCACAGATATGAGTATCAGCACTAACACTTACTATATTCCTTCCCGTTATGAGAAGAATAAAGTACCCGTAGAGGTTGTTATTAAAGATATTTTGTTGGCATACAAGTATGGATTGAAGAATCTATATTATGCCAATACAGATGACGGTGATAAGCAAACAGCTATGGAAACAAAAACTGTTGAAACAAAACCAGTAGTACAAGAATCCGGTTGTGAAAGCGGTGCTTGTGCTCTATAATAGGAGGACATATGAAGACAGTACTAAATAAGAAAAACATAGATCAGTTAAGAAATCCGATGTTCTTGGGAGAAGATCTATCGCTACAACGATATGATCAAATCAAGTATCCCAAGTTTTACGATCTGTATGATCAACAGCTAAACTTCTTTTGGCGGCCACAAGAAGTGTCATTGGTAAAAGATATCAGTGATTACAAGAATCTTTCATCTGAAGAACGATTCGTATTTGACAGTAACCTTAAGTTTCAAACTATGACTGATAGTATGTTGAGTCGTAGTATTCACGAACTGATGAAGCACGTTACAAATAGTGAATTGGAAATTTGTATGAATTCGTGGAGTTTCTTTGAAACTATTCACAGTAATAGTTATACATACATTCTTAACAATGTTTATCCAGATGCTACCAAGTTCTTTGATAGTGTCTTAGAAGACGAAGAAATTGTGAAACGTGCTAAAGCTATTAGTAAGAAGTATGACGAACTATTAGCACCATCGGACGACGTTAAACAACAATTATTTGATGCGGTATTGGCAACTCAAATTACTGAAGGGTTGATCTTCTATGTATCATTTGCTTGTAGTTTTTACTTTGGATATCGTGGAAAGATGGAGGGTAACAGTAAGATTATTAAGTTTATCAGTAGAGATGAAAATCTACACGTAGCTATTACCCAGAACATTATGAAGAACTGGATTAATAACCCAGAAGAAGGATTCCAAGATATTGTTAAGAAGAATGAAGACAAGATATATGCTGCTTATGAAATGGCAGTTAATGCTGAAAAAGACTGGGCTGATTATTTATTCAGTAAAGGTAATCTAGTAGGTTTGACCAGTGAAAGTCTAAAACACTATGTTGAATGGTTGGCTAACAATCGTTTATCTAGTATGGGATACAAGAAACTATATCCCACAGCCAAGACAAATCCATTGGCTGGATGGTTGGATAGTTATTATGATAGTAAGAAGTTACAGGTAGCCCCCCAAGAAACTGAATTGAGCAGTTACGTTAAAGGTGTAGATAATACCATTAGCGAGGGCGCTTTTGATGACTTCAAACTATAAATAAAATTATAATTAGTTAAAAATGTGACGGGTACTTTAAATAGTATCCGTTTTTTATTATATTTATATTTATATTTATCTCTATTATGGAAATCATTTTTGCATATCTTGAAAAAATATTGGTAATAAGCGCCGCTGGTGGAGTACTTTTTGGAGCATTTAAGTGGGTATTTACATTAAATAGGAATGTAAAAGAAATTTTAAAAGAAGTTAAGCCCAATTCTGGAACTTCTTTGAAAGATCAAGTTGCGAAGATTGAAAAACAGGTATGTTATGATAGTAATTTGATAAACACTATATGTAGAAGACAACGGTGGATATTGGATAATAGACCAGAGCCAATATTTGAATGTGACGTTGACGGTAAATGTACGTGGGTAAATGAAAAATATTGTCAATTATTAAAACACGATGTGGAATATTTCTTGGGTAATGGATGGAAGAATGGTGTACACGGAGAGGATTT